ATCGGGCATATTTTATCGAGGGATGTGCGTATTCTCTCGGACAAAGGTTTGTTAAAAAACGGCCAAATACTTTCTTGTTTTTCTTTGATAAATGGAGCAATACGAACCTTTTCGAGTTCTTCACTCGTAGATGCAGGTTCATCTTCACTCGAAGATGCTGGTTCATCTCCACTCGAAGATGCAGGTTTATCTTCGGCTGTCTCGGTAATGGGTGCTGGTAACTCCTTGACAGGCGATAATTCACTCTTTGATAACTCCTTGAAAGGCGACGATTCACTGTTTGGTGATAACTCCTTGAAAGGTGATGATTCACTGTTTGGCGATAGGTTGACAGGCGACGATTCACTGTTTGGTGAAGCTGATGGAGATGATGATTCACTGTTTGGTATCACACCGCCTATTCCTCGGGAGACGGACCGCGATTTTCTCTTGGATGCCTTCGAATTTTTTCTTGTATAAAATTTGGAGGATGGGCGGCGTTTCAAGCTTTTTGTCGTAGGTCTGCGTCGTTTGTTTATAGATTGTGTTTTTCGGGCTTTTGTCCCTTTCCTTGTATTCTTATGTGACCCCTTGGACATTTTATAAAATATAGCTAGATATTTTATAAAACAGTGTAACTCCCTTGAAGAAAAGGTACAAAAATCAAGATTGTTTGGCAACATCGGCAAATTTCATTTTGGAGAGCCCATTGGCCACATACACCATGTAACTGGAACCGCCGTATAAAACCGGTAAAATAGCGTAAGAATAAAATTGTACTGAGGTTTTATCAACGCGATCTTCTGTAATAAACAAATAAAATAACCAGAAGAACATCAAGGTAAATTCAAGAATCATGGATATTTTATATTTCAACATCTCGGGTTGGTTTATGTTCGACAGTGTAAACTGGGCATCCCTTCCCGCACCGACCGATGCGTTGGCGTTGTAGTTTGCAATGGTGACCATCATTAAAATGAGAGATATGATGATCAGTACAATCGGAATACCGAGAACAATGAACATGGGGATCATCGAAAAATAGTTCCCCAACTGAATACAAATATATAAAATAAGCACCACCGCCAAAAACAACAGAAAGTTCAGGGGCACATTGCTACCGATCGCATATAAATAGACGGCTGCCATGAGTATTACGGAAAGTATCATTGTGATAATTGGCGAGAACAGCAGATCGCCGTAAAATCTCATGCTTTCGTCTTCAAAAAAATCGTGAAGAGGCGTCAAATCCAAATTGAAATTACTGTTCTTGTACAGATCAATGATAGTTTTGAATCCGGCCAGTACCGTCAAAATAAAGAGGAAAATGAAAATAAGGCTTTCTATTTTAACATTGAACATATAACAGAAGAATATCATGTAGATAATAAAAAAATAAAAATATATTAAAAAGGGAAAACAGGCCATGGAAATAAAATATATATTATCGGTTTATTTTTTCGTCGAGTATTCTGCCATCATTTTGTAGAAATATTGTAGGTTTTCTCGATCCAATCAATCAGCTGATCCGCATCGCAGAATGAGAACCCCTCGTTGAATTTTTTGATGTTTAAAAATTTGGGCTTGGACATGCTAGGCGTTTTGAAATAGGCATATGCACCGAATTTGCTTTTTCTTATACTCAGGTTGTCGTTGAGTACCCGGAGAACATTGGCAGATGTATTTTGTGTCTTGGATTGAACAATCATTTTCACATCTTCCAATGTGATTTCATCGGCGGACTTTCCAAGGTCATTGCAACCCTTCTTTTGGTCGCCCCATTCTAAATAGAGGCCGTAGCGACCATTTTTAATATAAATATCTTGGTCTTCCCATTTACCTAAAAGTCGTGTGGAGCTTTCCACCAAGTCTTCTAAAGTATATTCTCCCGATTTTAATTTTTTCAGGTCGAGGGTCAGTCCCTTTTTAATGGAAATAAAGGTGTTTTTTCTTTCTTCGGAATCTGGTTCATCGACACTCTGTCTTTGGGAAATAACTGGCCCATATTTTGAGAAAATAATGTCGTGGTTGTCATCCAGACGATAGGTTTCCTTGGAAATATTATTCAAGGGTTTGATCATTTCTTTGATGTTACGGTTGCAGTCGCTACATATTTTATACCAAGGTTCTCCATTTTTATATCCCACAGATATTTCGTCCAATTCATCTTCCAGGTTCTTGGTATAGTTGTAAGAAAAGAGTTCTTCAAAATGGTTCATCAAAAATTCGACAATGATGATTCCTACCGGTTGAATGACCAATTTATTGGTTCCACCGCCCACTACCGCCTCTTTGGATTTCTCAGTAATAGCCTTTCCTACCAATAAATAATCAGAGCAGGTCACTTTTTCTCCCGAAATATTCATTTTTTTTACATAACCGCGCTCTTGAATGGTCTCAATGAACATGGCGTAGGTGGAAGGGCGACCAATGCCCAGATCCTCCAATTTTTTGATAAGACTCGATTCAGTGTAATAAGAATGAGAATGATGAAATACCGAAATGGCATGTATCTGGTTGGGGACGACGGCGATTTTATTTTGTATAATGGTCTTGAAGTATAACAAGAGTCCATTGACGGCGTTTTGTTGTTCTACCATGTTGGTATTCCCATGTGCGCACCCTTTCCATCCCATAAAAAGGGGACTCTCAACGGTGTGTTTGTAGTGAAGGTTGTCTGGTGCGGTAATGAGAACATCGTGTAATTCACATCTGAAATCACTCATACAGCTCTGTACGGTATTCTTCCAAATGAGTTTGTAAAGGGCGGTTAATTTACCGTTATCGTAGTCGTTCAATTCTTTTGTGGCGATTTTAGTGATCCGAATCGCTTCGTGAGGATTGTTTTTGTCCAGGTTCTCAATTTTAGTGGTATCTCCTACGAATTTGACACCGTAGTTGTCCTGAATGTAGGGTTTCATTTCCTCGATAAATTTAGTCGAATACTTTCTGTTGTCCGTTCTCATGTAAGTGATGTGTCCATCTTGATACAGGATTTGACAAAATTTCATGGTGTCTTTAGGTGAAATGTTCAGAGTGCTATTGGCCGCCTGCAAGAGGGATGAGGTGTTGAAGGGTTTGGGGGCACTTGCATAACTCTCTTTGGGAGAACCTACCGTCAATTGATATTTAAAATCGGTGGATTCCTTTAAAAAGGCCGAGACCTCTACAGTGTTTTCCAATTCTTTGTTTAATGTAAAGTCAATGTTCTTCTGAAAAAAGTTCCCTACAATTTTGTACTTGTTCTCTGTATTCGTTTTGAGTTTTTCCAGGTGGTTGTCGTAGACTAAGCGAAGTGCCGGGGTTTGACATCGTCCCGCCGATAAACTATTTTCCTTGTCGTTGTACATGTATTTCCACAAAATGGGGGAAATTTTATACCCAATCAAAATGTCCAGAATTTGTCTGGCGTGTTGTGCTTTCACAATGTTCATGTTGATGGTTGTCGGATTCGCCACTGCTTCTTTCAGTGCCGACTGGGTCACCTCGTGAAACACGATTCTGGGAGTGGTGCTGAACGGAAGCCCAAACACTTCACAAATGTGCCAGGCAATCGCCTCGCCTTCTCGGTCGTCGTCGGTTGCCAACATGATTTTGTCGGAAGAAAAATGGGAAATTACCTTGCGTATAGATTCAATGTAAGTCTCCTGTCGTTTCATGATGGAGAACTTGGGCTCGTAAGTTTTCTTTGTATCTATTGATTTCAATCCATCAATTTCTCGTAAATGACCTTTACTGGCAATGCACTTGTACTGACTTCCCAGATAATGTTCGATTTTCGTACACTTGGAAGGCGATTCGACAATGACGAGCCATTTATGGTAGGGTTCCACCTTTATTTCGGTGTTGTAGGATTTGACATTTTTTTTATACTTGGACATTACTGAGTTATATTTTGTAACCAGAAGATGTTTATATTATTTATTATAAATAATAAATAACATAAAAGATATTTGACAATACATCTAGAGAACACAATAAATTATTGAATGAAACCCTGGAGAATTTATATTGACGATCGGAATTATGCGTCGTGGAAATATTATGGTGTGGATTCGAAAGATGCCACGCATATGGATCTTCCCATCAATCCGTACGAAAAGAAACTGTTTAACAACGATATTATCTACGAAACGGGCGACTTGGTGCATTCTTATATTCGTGAGTGCCCCTCTCTGGCCGGTATCCTACTGTTGGAAAATAGCAAGACATTTGGGAGAACGGAGAACAAAAAACGGCTACTGTACAAATGCATCCCCGACGATAAAAGACTTCCGGCCTTTTTGATTCCTTACGATATGAAACTGGGGTTCTCCAAAAATATACAAAACAAGTATGTGGTGTTTCGGTTTGAACACTGGGACGATATCTTTCCTCGGGGAACCTTGGTCGAAGTTCTGGGAGATGTGACCAAATTGGAGGCTTTTTACGAATATAAATTATTCTGTAGAAATCTCAACGAATCTAACAGGGAGTTTGTCAAAAAGACTCACTATATTTTTAAACAGGATAAAACCGAGGAGTGCATTCAGAAGATCTTGAATAATCCGAACTTTATCATCGAGAACCGCACACACGAGTATGTTTTTACGATTGACCCTAAGAACAGTTTGGATTTTGATGACGCATTTAGTATTGTTCAAACGGCCACTGGTTGGAAGGTGAGTGTTTATATTGCCAATGTCTTCTTTTGGATGGAAGAATTCGGACTGTGGGAATCGTTTCATAAACGCGTGTCGACCATTTACTTACCTGATCGACGGCGACCCATGCTGCCCACCATATTATCGGACAACCTATGTAGTTTATTGGAGAACCATCTCAGATTTGCCTTTTGTATGGATGTGGAATTTGACGACAATGATTTTGAGAATTATCGCGTCACCTTCTCCAATGTGCTGATCAAAGTGTCCAAAAATTTTGTGTATGAAGAGTCCAGTATGATTAAAAACAAACAGTATCGAGAACTGATGGCCCTTTCTCAGAGGTTAGATGGCGCGATCGAGGATAGTCACGATATTGTGGCACAATGGATGGTGTTTATGAACAAGGAGTGTGCGGGGAAATTGATGGAAAGAAAGACCGGTATTTTTCGGATTGTGTGTTCAAAAACCCAAATCAACGACAAAAGGGTAGTTGAACTCTATTCGGGTGAGAACAAGGACACGGAACAGTTTATTAAACACTGGAATAGTATATATGGTCAGTATGTTTTGTTTTCTGAAGAAGCAACTTTACAGCACGACCTGTTGAACGCCAAATCTTACACCCATATCACCAGTCCGATTCGTCGCTTGACCGATCTACTCAATCAAATCATTTTTTTCAAAGAGTTTGGACTGATCAATCAACTGTCGGAACAAGGCGACCAGTTTTTGAAAAAATGGTTGATGGATGTCGACAACATCAATGAGCGAATGCGATCTGTCATGAAGGTAGAACGCGACTGCGAGATTGTGCGCAAATGTTTGACCAATGTGCGCATGTTGGATGTGATCCATGAAGCCATCGTTCTCAACATCAAGGAACAGGAAATCGACGGTCGTATCATCTACAAATACCTGTTGTACCTCGAAAAGGAGAAGATTGTGTTGCCGACCAAAAGTGAACAAAAAAAGGGGCTGTATCAACAGGTCAGGATTAAGTTGTACAAGATTGAATCTTACGGAGTGTCTTCCAAAATCAAGGTCGGATGGCACGAGTAATCTTTATTTCAACGACAAAATATAATTTTTATTGAGATTGTTGTATTCGGGCAACATTGCAGAAGGGATCGCGGCAACGCACAACTGTTTCAACGACGGAACTGGCAATGGTTGAGATTCAATCGTTTCTGAAAACGATTCAGGGTGGATACGAACATTGTACGATACCGCATCATTCAGGATAGTATATCCCGAATGTATCGATAAATTCGAATCCACAATATGACCACCTACATTTATGTATCTGTTTTCATTTATGCGACGAGATAACAATACCTTTTTGTTAGGTTTCACCTCACTATCGAGATTTATAAATAAAAATCCGTTCCTATTGAGTTCTACTGTAGGACCGCTCTGGACAACATTGCATATCGCGATACGGTGGTCTATGGTGTCGTTGTAATAGTCCCGACTGAATCCGAGTTTGAGAATTCTTTCGCCATTCCTAATATGAGCCCCCTCATCTTTGAGTTGATTTACATATTCAATTGCACTGTATTGAACGATGTGTTGTTTAATACTGTGTTTTTTGAAAGGAGTACTTTTCATTATGATACAATCGTTCAATGATTTTATCATACAATCAATTTTTATCCGCCTTGCGTAAATCCACATGCTTTTGTAGATCTTTGATGGGATGATAAATATAACTTTCGCCGCGATCCCGGTCACCAAGAATATCTAAGATATCCCATTCTTCTGGGTAGCGAATTTTTGACAGTTCGGGAGGGGTAACAATGGACATGTTGTTATGTACGGCCAGAGTGTGAAACAAAATCTCTTTATAAACGAGTTTGTGGTGTTGTTGAACGAACTGGTCCACTTTGTTCATAAGTTCTCGAGATATTCGTGTAAGACATATGATATGGTGCGCCCAGGGTAATGGTAGGGTACCCTCAATGTTTTGCCAATGGGCCCAACCGTCGGCCTGTCCGTCGATATTCATTTCAATATTCGGTGCGATCAAATCTGCCGAAGGATACCATTGATCCAACTGTGAAATACTCTGGTCATTTTGCATAAAAACATCATCCTCACAGAACCAAATATGATTGTATTTTTTATTTATTCGATTGAAATAATAGAAGGCGCGATCGGTAGCCACGACGGGTTTGAAATAATAATCCGAGTTGTAGTAACCGTGTTGTTCACACTCCTGATCAGTGATCTGAATAAAGGTAATGCTGGGATAAGACCCTTGCATAGAGGTGTAGTCTTTATGGTTGTCAATGGCAACAAAAACATCGTACTGACGAGTAAATTGGTTTAAAAAATCCAACCAGACCGCGCGTGGTTCTCGGACCAACAGGCAAAATGCAATCGAATGATTTTCTGTAAAGTGTTCTCGAGATTTATGTATGAAATAAAAAATTAAATAGGACAACAATATTACCACTGATAATAATAAAAAAATGGGTATAATATTTTTTGTTTTCATTTGAATATAATATAGTATAAGAATTTTTGTTCAAATGTCGTCAATGTCGATTTCCTGTTCTTCGGGCAGCTCTTTGAACGGTCTTTGTGGAGTAATGAAATTCGTGAAATTTGTCGGGTCTTCTGAAGAGAAGACAAATGAGTCGTTTTCGCAGTTTGTTTCCGGGATGGTTCCGGCGTCTTCGTAAGAAGTCAGCACAGAAATCAAATCGGAATTTTTATAGGGAGTTTCCCATTCGCGTAGACCAACGACAACCTTGGATTTTACTG